CTTCAGTCTTCAAATCGTCAAGGACCTTCATGCCGATACGCATGGCGTCGATAAAATCAAACGCGGTATCACCTGGATAAACCACGCCCTCAATTGCAAGCGATCGTGAATAGCCGGTAATATCAGTGACCTTGCTATCCATTGTGATATCAGCGGTCTCTTCTGTTTGCGGGTTGTAAGCGATCTCACCCGTACTCACTGCGTAACCCAGTCGGCTCCAAACAGGCGCAGCGATAGTGCCAGTGTTCAAATAATGTCTAATGCTTGAGCGTTTTGCTTTAGTTGCTGTCATTGTTATTCCTCACATTTCATAAACTAACTTACAGAGGATCTGAAATACCCCTGTCTTTTCCGCGCGCTCGATGATTGTTGCCGTGTCAAGCGCTTCAATTGATATAGCGGACTTGCCAGTGTCTAAAGTCGGCAAGATGCCCGATTCTGTTTGTTCATCCAACCAGTCAGCGAATTCCTCGTAAAATTCAGCTGCCAGAAGCGCGCTGTTATCTGCGATCACTTCTACCGCGCCAAATCCAAAGGGATAACTGACAGTCTTATTCCCTATAATGTCTTCTGTAACCTGTTTACCAGGCACCAGAAAGACCGTGTAACTCAGTGGATCCTCACCCAACATCTCCACCCATACCGGGCGGTCATCTTCGAGGCTCTGATAGCTCAGTAAAAAGTCTTGTACGGCTTTGATATCGCTCATAGACCTTTTCCTATCCTGGATGCCGCGCCGGCTTTGATACCCTCACCAAATACGGACCATGCTCGTGTAAACCAATAAGGTCCGCCAAGCGGGTTGATATTTTGAGTTGTTTTTCTATTCACCAGGTGATATTGACGCCATGCGTAAGGCGCAATCCAGGCAACTTCACCAGTTCCCGCTTCAGTGCCCAGAATGCCGGACTTGATCAGCATGGACGTAACCTTGGGTGCAAACTTGTTAGAGGTGCGTAATACTTCGCTGTCGATAAACACTTGCGCGCGATTATGATTTGCGTTCAACTTTGGCGCAAATTCCGGGTTCCAAACAAGCTCCGCAGTGCCATTAGCTGTTTTCTTCACCCATCCTCGAGGTGTCTCAATAAAGGCAATACTCGCCATTATGCGCCCCCGATCTGGATGTGTTTCATATTAGGCGCGCCATAATCCTTCAGATCCACGGACGTCACCTTCACGGCATCGTATTTCTTGATCAACGCAGTGATGGGGAAATTGATAGTCACTTCATCTTTCACAATTCCCTTCACAAGATAATCACCAGTCTTTATACTGAGCGTATCTCGTTCAGATCCGTCACTCAGTAAAGAAGGCACCCAGATGTTGACTTTATCCGCGCCCAAATTCCCCGACTTGATTACGTTGGTCGCCTTGCTCGCTTGCCACATCACCTCAGTTATTTCATGTCGTGTGTAAGTCTGTGCATTACTAACAAGGCGCCCTTCGTACCATGTCATGGAGTGAGGCGCGTACATTAGCCAACTCCTGGATACAGTAAACCAGTGTGACTCAAATACATCTCCACAACTGAAGATACCGCTTGTGTTTCCTGTGAGCGTAGTTCGTCACCGCTTCGATACTGTACCGAGTGGTCGCCCACTTTCTCACTTTGAATAAGCGCGCCCCCTTCGCTTACTGAGTATGACTTCATCACATCAGCAACTGCCACTGTGGCGCGCTTGATCCGGTCGATGAGCGATAAATTTGTATCCGCGGTAATAATCGCCTCCGCCCGGTTGAACGTTAGAAAATTCACCTGGTAACTCGCGCGTACTGCGTAACGGTCGAATTCAGACTCAGAGATGGACGAACCACCATTATTCAAGTAATAGAGATAATCGATGAATGCGTCCATTCCTGTTTCCTGTTCTCTTATTCCTAAGCTGAGGCAATGCCTTCAACATAGTATAGATATCCGGTCAATTTGCCAGCCGACAAAGCACCCACCGAAACAGTACAGGTGATTTCTCTTGCAGCGGTTGTTTTGACGGACGTAGATTCCGGCGTGTTTGCCTTTGGCACAATTGCCTTGCGGCCAATCGTTGAAAAAGGTGCACCAGAAACTACAGCTGCAGCCTGAATATCATTAGCTCCCTGAACGTGGATTGCCAGCTGACCAGAAGCTGCGGTCGTGAACGCGGTATTGACGTCAAAAAAACCACCCACCACAATTGCGTGAATAGGCAGCGTCACACCAGTTCCATGCGCGGCAACGGTAGTGTTTGCCACTCCGGCGCTATCCAGCCCGGCAACATCGTAAACGAACCGGGCAACCCGCAGGCTACCCAATCCGACGTCCGTTCCAACAGGGCCAAGAGACGCGAAGTTGTCACTCACGTCATTCAACCATCCTTGAATTTGAACTTGTTTTAATCCCATGTCAGCCTCCGTTAAGAAGCTTTAATGTGAGAGTAGATGCCCTTGACTTTGTTGTCGTACACGAAGGCGTCGTGATACAGGCGGTATTGGAACAAATAGGCATCTGCGGTCTGGTTCACTTCAGGGCTGAACACCTTCATGTCTGCCAGCTTGGTAGCCTGCAAAACAGCGCTGGGGTGCAGCAACATGAAGTTGATATCACGCCCGGTAGAGCCGGTCTTAGCGAAGCCACCACTCGAGGATGATCCGCCTGCATCCAGGGTGATGCCCTTGTAGAAGCGGGTCTGAGGAACGGGGATTACATCCACGCCATCCAGATTGAGCACGCGCCGATCTGCGCTTTTTTCGTTTGCGAGACTCCGGGCGATCGAAGCTTTGAGCAGCGAATAAAGGGTAGCTGAAATGAACAGCTTGCGCCCTTCACTGGGCACTTCGTTCTCATCGAGCGAGGTCATGGCCACATCGAAAGCGGCCAATACTTCAGCAGCGGTAGCCAGGGTAGCGGGAGAGCCGACCTGAGTAATGCCAGACCAGCTCGCATACTTGCTGAAACGATAGGCGTCCACTTCAGGCACAACCTGGGTACGAACGAATTCACCAGCCAAAGTACCAAATGCCTGGCCAAGAGTTTCTTCGTCATCCATGCGATCAATACTGAAGGCACGACCACGAGAAGCAGCCAAAGTCAGGGTTTCCCAGGTACCAGTCACGTCCCCGGCCGGGATAGCCGGTAGCACGGGAATAAGTGCCCATACCGACTACAGAAGTCTTGAATACATTCACTGCAGCAGCCCCGCCAAAGTCAACGGGTTTAGTCTGCGCGTCCATTGACGCGGTTAGTGATGCGTTTTTGTAGATTTCATCCAGAATAGGTTGAAATTTTGATGCTAAAGCAATAGAGTTTGCCATTATTTAATTTCCTTTCATGTTAGGCCGGCAGCCTTTCTCGCGATTGAGACTATTCGCTCATCTGGATCATTCGGACCACCTGGCTGATGTTTCATTCCGTCAACAATTGTTGTTTCGGGCTCGGTATATTTCTTGTTCTCGGCCAGGAATGTTTTTAGATTGCCGGCGAATTCGCCTTCCATCTTCCCAACCTTGAAAAATCACATACTCAGCGTCTTCAGCTTTCACGCCCGCTTTGATAATTGCGTTTTCGCGTTCAAGCGCGGTGACTTTCGCCGATGTTTCAGCCAGCGCCTTTTCGCGCTCTGCCGCTTTTTCAGCTTCGGTCTGCTGAGATTTCTGCCATTCCTCGAAGGCTTTCAATTTTTCCGGCGCCGGCATCTTTGATCGCTCTCTTGCAAGTCGATCTGCGAGCACCTTGTCAAGCTCTGCCTGGGTGAATGTCTTTTCCGGCTTTTCAACCGTGGGTTTTTCCGGATCTTTATCCGTGATGATGTCGGCTTCTTCTGCCATGGTATTCCTCCGTATTGTGCTCGTCAGCATGATTAGTGTAGAATTTCGGGATTTAACGCAAAAAAACCTGATAGCAATAGCACTATCAGGCTCATATTTCGGCGGTAAACTCGAAACAATCCACTATTTGGTTATGCAAGTATTATATCACAGTTTTTATTATTGTATGTCAAGAATTGCAGTATCACTTTTCTCAATGGCACTTTCCTTTACTCAGTAAGAAGTGCACAATGTGCGTGTATGACTGTTTTTTCTTGGGGTTTTGGGCTGAAAATCGATTGTAGGAGCGATAGAAAAACATGACCCGACGGGGTACGCATTGTCAAGAGGCGTGTCGGGTTCTAATATCAAAATTGTAACATAAATGTCCGGGCATGGTTCGCTGACTGTTTCTCACTTAGCTCTTATGAGGTTGCCATGCTCCAACATCGGTTGATCACTCCTTGCTGGATTGCCGCGCGTGCCCGGAACTGTTAGAGATTATTATAGCATGGTTGTGTTTTGCGCTTTCAATTGCAATATCGCAATTTTGCACTCACAACTGCAATCCTGTAAAATCTGGCTTCACTTCCTTGATTTGTCGACCATAACCGATACTTTCGCTGTTCTGCAGGTTTTATCGACTATAACCGATGCCAAACAATAAAACGAAAGTGAGCCAAACTCCAAAACGATTTTGAGCCAAACAGCAGATTTTCATACCATAATAGACAAAAAACGTTGACTTGCGTAAACAAAACATCGACTGAACTTGCAATAAAGCGCCGGTTTTTGTGTTCTTATTGCAAGTTAGGCTGGTTATCATGTAAAGAAAATGCGAAATTTTGCACATGATGAGCCTGTCATGTATTAAAAACGCCAAAATTAATACATGAGGATTGCGATATGTACCCAAAACGCCAAAACGGGTATATAGCAAAAAGCAACCTGTGCATTTTTTGTATAAGTTGATAGACAAAAACCGTTCATTATCGTAAACAAAAGCCCCCACCTTGCGAGTAAGGGCTAATCGTGCCCCTTATTCGTACGTTTATTCGGGGTTATCTTGTCGCAAACGGTGATTGCCGCCCGCACCAAGACAGTAGTGAATCTCCAGTGGAGCTGGAGGTTACTGCCACCTCGTTTCTGTATCCCGTAGGATACAGCGACACTTGTTCAGCCCCGTGTTTGATTATCCGCTACACTTACATTGCGTGTATGCTGATTTTGTGAGTTCAGTTCCATCACTGTCAAAAGTAATAGTATATTTATTTGGAAATACAAACGGTTCTGGCAATGGTTGCGAAGGGTAAACCGTAAACTGTGAGTGCTGCAATTCAAGCCATCGTACCCGGTTTTTTAGAACTTCGATTTCTTTTCGCAATACTGCAATTTGTTCTTTCAATTCTGATTTCTTCATTTCTAACCTTTCGTCTATCTTCTTATATGTCTCTAACTTGCAATAAGAACCCATATTCGCTAATCTTATTTCAACTTATCCGCTACACTCACAGCGGTCATTATTTTACCCTCACTGGTCTATACCCACTAACCCGCGCACGATCCAAAGCTGGCGGTGTTTTGAAGACATTCGTAATTTCGCTGTACTTCTGTTTTAGTTGATTAATCCGCAATTGCTCAACTCGTCTGCCTACATCATCCCCCGCTGCCTTCGCAATGATCGCCCGGTCCTTACTTTGCCTTACTGAGGTCTCAATACGTCTCTGCAGCTGGGTTGCTTCATAACGTGTGTATTGCTTGCCCTCGAAGTCGATCTTTTCTGTCGATTGGTCCACCATCGCTTGCCGTTCGTCCTCAGTATAGGCAGGTTGGGATGCGCCCAAGAGGATTGGGTAGAAGGTATGCCGGCAGTTATATTGACCAAACATACGAGGCAAGCTATTCTGAATTTCGTCAAATTCTGCCTTCTTGAACTGCCTTCCCTGATATGGCAGGTGATCCGGTGCACAATAGTTGTGCGCGTCAATTTCAACACCATCCGCGCCAAATTGTTCCCCCGTGCGCATTGATACTTCGTGGGCGATATCCTTCACGCCATCGAGGACATTTTGACGCATCGCAGAATCCAGGCGCCGCGAGTAACCGCTGGCATAATCGAGCGTCCTGATCCCACTGTCAGCCGTCTCCCTTAGCGAGTGCCTGAATGCGCTGCTGTAACTTTTTTGCCCTGTCGCCACCTCACTGATAGCGCGGTCAACAAGGTTGTGATAGTGGGTTTTGAACCCCTGATATGTGACGTTGCCATTGAGATCCGTCACCCTGAAGCCAATTGCACTTGTGTTACTGAGGTTCGTGAAGGTATTCCTGGTATTGGTTGCCGTCGCGGTTACAAAATTTACGATCGCACGCTGATACTCAATTGGCAGCTGCTCCATGCCTTTGGCAAGAAAATATTTGTTTGTGCTCTCATAAGCCATTTTTGCCGCATGAGTGAATACCTCGCCGGCCGCTGCAGTTGATTTGTCTAACTCCCGTAATATC